GGCAGTAGAACAGAGACAAGGCAGTGGTATAAGGTTAGAAACAGAAATGCTTCAACTAGATTCTAAACTGTCAGAAAAAAGTAAGCATTTGCAATTGGCAGAAGAACAGATATGGAGATTGTTCGCACAATGGCAAGGCATAGACTGGGATGGCGAAGTGAAATATCCAACTATATTCAACATCAAAGACAGAAACTACGAGATGGATATTCTTAAAAAGGCCGCTGATTCAAAACCAGCAGATCCAAATATAAAACAAATTATAGATCAGAAGTTGGTTGAAATCATTGAGACTGACGAAGACAAACTTGCTGAACTGCAACAGCCAGCACCGTTGAAGTTAGATATGCAACACCCGCCAATGGCATCAGTAGAAGATTTAGTAAAACATATGAGAGATATGATCAAGGAAGGTTACACTAATGAACAAATTATGCAACTACATCCTGAAATGAAAAACTTCTTTGGAGATAGCAATGGCGAAGAGACGGAAAGTTCCTAAAGACAAAAGATCTGGTGTGCCTAAAAAGTATCTGTCTGGCGTGACAGGTGCCAAACGTTCACAACTAGCATCATTAACAAAACGAATTAGCAAACTTGCCAGAGCAGGCAAGAGAATACCACAATCATTGATTGACAGGAGGGTAAGACTTGGCAAAAAGAAAAAGTAGAGCAAAACCATTGAGTGCGGCCACAAGGAAAACTTTGCAAAGCAAAGCGAACAAATCACGATTTACATTTGCCACTTTGCGTAAAGTATACAGACGTGGACAGGGTGCATTCCTTACAGCAGGTTCAAGACCTGGTGTTGGTATGAACCAATGGGCAATGGGCAGGGTCAATAGTTTTCTACGTGGATCACGTAAACACGATCTTGACTTGAGACGGAGAAAAAAATAATGGCCAAGTATAAAGGTAGAACAGTCACACTAAACAAACCATTCAGAACACCTGGTGCGTCAAAGAAAAGAGCAGTCTATGTGCGTAACCAGAAAACAGGCAAGGTGAACATTGTAAGGTTTGGCCAGCCAGGTATGAGCATAAAGAAAAACATACCAGCAAGAAAAAAATCATTTTTGGCAAGATTCAGACCAATACTACGGGCAGTAAAGGGTCAGAAAAGTCTATCGCCAGCATACTGGAGTATCAGAGAATGGAGGTAGACAGTAATGGCAGGTGTAAAGAAAGCCAAAGGGCAACAAAGCATCCACACGAAATACTACCGCAATGGGCAGGAATGGAAACCAGCGATGGTGATAGCAAAGAAAATGTTTGGCAATGGCTACAAAGAATATATGGCCGCACAAAGCGTCCAGACAGGAGAACTATACAGGAATAGCCACGGCAGGATAGCACCTTGGCATTCAATACAATTTACAAGTATTCAACCAGATGAATTGAAATGACAATAGCAACCATTTATAGACAACCAGTAGAAACAGCAAGGCACGAACAATTGAAAGTGGTTTGTATGAACTACTTCAAGGCTATGGAGAAACTTATGGACAGGCCCAGCAGACGTTATGCTGAACAGGCACGTAAGGCAACCATAAAGATGAAAGACATCGCACACAAACGCGGACTAGAATTGTTGGAGTTATATGCTCCATCAAAGAACGAAGGTAAGGAGCCAATAAATGTTAGACACAAGCACAGGTAGATCTTTATTGACAAACGTAATACCTTCAAAAAGGAGGAAGACAATGCCAAGAGGAACAGGTGGAAGAAGAAAGCCAAAAATGTCAAAAACTTCAAAAGGCCGTAAAAAAGGTGGACGTAGGAAGTAAAGACATTGAGAAATGGATCGCAGGACAGGTTGCTAAAGTTCATAAAGAAACTGGAACATCAATCTGTCCTTTTGCGAAAAGAGTATTACAAGATAAAACGATACAGATCACTCCTGCGAAAGACAATGTGTTGGATCAGGTTAATCAGTATTGTGATCTTTTTAGCACTTTTAATCTGGATATTGTCATCATCTTTTTCAATAGGAAGATAACAGAACGTAAATTATCAAACCTATGTGCCAAGGCACACAGGAAAAATCCTAACCACGCCATACTCTATGATCATCCTGACAACAATGGACTACACAAAGGTGTTCAGTTCAGTTTCCAAAAAGCACCACTATTATTCATACAGGACCTAAATAAGTTAAGAGATGCCCAATCCAGATTACAGAAGACTGATTATTATCGCGTTTGGGGTCTTGATGCTCATAGCGATATGTTCTATTAGCATCTAAATAAATAACAATAACGACGTTATCCAGCGTTGAAAACAAATGGAGGAACACAGCAATGAGTGATGAAACATTGGAAGTCAATAAGGAACAGACTACTGCGCCTGTAACAGAAGACTCAAAAAACGAAAATCCAACGCAGGGAACTGATAATCAACCAGTTTATACGAAAGAACAATTCAATGCCGCAATGAAGTCAGCCAGACTATCAGGCGAACAATCAGTGGCAAAGAAATTTTCTGGAGTAGATGTTGAGCACTACAATTCACTGATCCAAAAGGAAGAGCAATCTAAACTTGAGGAACAGAAGAAGAAGGGTGAGTTTGAAAAGATATTGAAAGAGCAGGCTGAAAAGGCCCAATCCAAGATATCTACGCTTACTGATGAATTGACGAAGATCAAAGTGGATGGTGCCCTGTTGAATGCGGCAAGCAAACACAAGGCAGTTAATCCAGAACAGGTTGTGAAACTTGTTAGAGATCAAGTCAAGATGTCAGAAACAGGCCAAGTGGAGATCGTAGATCCAAAATCAGGAAACACGAGATACACGGAAGCAGGTGAGCCGTTGGATGTAGAAAACGCAGTATCAGATTGGTTGAAAGCCAATCCACATTTCGTTCAAGCAGGACCAACAGGTTCAGGCAGTCAATCAAATACAACCCCAGAAGGTGTGAAACAAGTTGATTTAGATAAACTTGACCTTACAAAGGCCAAGGACAGGGAGATCTACAAGCAACATAGAGCCAAATTGTTTGGCAATAATATTGCGTAGGTTTCTTAAATTAACAATAAAAGGAGAAACATACGATGGGTGTATCATCTATGACAGAAGCGGGTTTATCTTCAAGTGATTCGTCTTTACTGACGAATGTCTTAAGAGAAGCCATTTTTACAGCATCAGAAAAATCAATCGCTGGTTCTGTATTCAACGTGTATGATATGTCTGGAACTCCAGGATTAACGGTTCAAGTGCCAGTATATCCTGAAGCGACAGCATTCGCACCAACACAAGCACAAGACATTGACGGAGAAGCAATCACAACAAGTAACGTTACAATTACAGCGGCAGAAATTGGCGCTAGAGTTGACGTGTCAGACCTTTTAGCAGAATCAACTGCTAGAAATATGGCAAGCGATACAGGCGTGTTGCTTGGCAATGCTATTGCGGAAAAGATAGACACTGATGCTTTTGGTTTATTCACAGAAGCAAACATTTCAGATGACGTTGGAGACAACGCCACTGAATTATCAGCAGACGACATCTTAAAAGCCGTTTACAAATTAAGAAACGTAAATGCTCCAACTGATGCGGCAGGCGACTACTTCGCTGTGCTTCATCCAGGACAAGCATTCAGAATTGCTAAAGAATTAGCAGGTGCTGGTTTCAATAGTTCAAACGGTAACGCACTATCAAACACTGGTAATGAATTAATTTCATCATCAGCGTATGTTGGCAGATTATTCAACGTGAAGATCTTCCAATCTACAGCGATAGCGGCTGATTCAGTGGCTACAGATGCACAGGGGTGTATTTTTTCACCTCAAGCATTTGGGCACATCTTAAAAAGACCAATTAGAGTTGAAACACAAAGAGATGCTTCAGCAAGGGTAACAGAATATGTTGCTACTACTGCCAGAGGTAACGCTGTGTTAAAATCAAACTATGCGGTTAGAGTAAAAGGAGCGAAAAACTTATAATAGTTTTTCTTGCTCATAATTGAAGGCGGGTCTATCATTGGATTGTATAGGCTCGCCTTTTCTATATCCGCTAAATAATGATGTAGTTGGAAGGACCAATTACATAACATATAAGGAAGGACCTTTTTATGGCGACATTCGCGACAGACACAGACCTACTTGAATACGAACCAGACATCCAGAAATACGGCATAGCGGAGTTTGATGCTGACCACGAGAAATCCTATGATGACATCATAAGGCTTTTGAACATCCGTTGGTGGCCCAAAGCAAACTACGGCACCGTTGACATCAGTGTTATTGGCACTGAAAGCACAAGATTGAGTCCATCAAGGCTCACAAGTTCACAATTCACTAGGGCGGCTGTGTATCACGTGTTGGCCTACTACATCTATCCAAAACTTTCTAAATTTGAAGAAGAAGTTGACGTCTTTGAAAGAAAGATGAAATACTACGAACAGAAATTTGAAACAGAGTTTGATTTAATTTTAAGGGTAGGTGTTGAGTATGATCTAGATTCATCAGGAGATATATCAGAAGCAGAGAGAGCGCCTTTCCATTTCAATAGATTGGTTAGGTAATGTCAGCACGAGAAGATATAGCAAAAAACATCAAAGCACAATTAGAGAATATGACAGATCCTGCCGTGGGGGCAGTGAGCAGAGAATTCTTTGACGTTCAAAAATTAGCAATTACACAATTTCCAGCAGTGTTGATCACAACAGCAGATGAAACACGAGAAGATTTCACTATGGGAGAGAGACAGGGCACAATAAGATACAATCTACGTTGTTATGTAAGGGGCACACAAATTGACACATTGAGAAATGAAATAGTAGAGCGTATAGAAGAAACACTAGAAGTCAGCAGGAACAGAGACTTGACATTGGCGGCGACAAACATACACAACGTCACAACGCAGGTTGCAGGCATTGAAGTTGTTGAAAGAGAACTGCCACTTGGTGAAGTCGTTGTGCAGGTTGACGTAACATACAGATACAAAAAAGGAGTTCTATAATGAAACACATAAAGAAGATATGGAAATGGATTAAGGACAAATTAAAATGGCAGTAAAATTATACAAAGGCAAGAATTCAAAGATGGTGCGTGGACTAAACGTCCAAGCACATTTGGATACAGGTTGGACCGTTGAACCTGTAAAACAACAACAAAGAAAAACAAAAACCAACTTACCAAAATTAAAACTTGAGGTAGGCGAGGTCAAAGTTGTTTCAGAAAATGATCTTTCAGGTCCAAAAGATCTAAACAATAAAGGAGAAAACTAATGGGAGCAAATCTAGGCGTCTATACAGGCGAAAGTGGAGTAATCAAGTTCGTTGAAGACAATAGTGGCACACCAGCGGCAGTAGCCAGTGTTAGATCCTTCAGTGTTGATAGGGAAGTTCAAACAATTGAAACTACCGCTATGGGAAGCACTAACAGATCTTATACGGCAGGCCTCGCTCAATTTTCAGGTTCATTAGATGTATATCTAAGAGATGAAGGAGCGGATGACGGTGGCGGACAAACCAACTTATTACAATACGTTGAGAGTCCAAACACAATAGCAAGGATTGAATTGTATCCATCAGGCGAATCTACAGGTATCAAACTTGTGGGTGACGTTGTGATTACAGGTCATTCAATTACTTCAAACTTTGACGGAGCAGTTGAGGCATCAATTTCTTTCCAAGGAACAGGTGCATTAACAAGAACTCTTACAAGTTAATGTTTAACGTGCGTCTAACCCCTCCCGCGAAAGTCACTGCAGACAGTGTGCGGAACAAAGTCAAGAAGGAATTGGAAGGTTTTTCAACTGACCTATTATCCAACTTGAAATCAGCCACACCTGTCAGAAGTGGTAGAGCGAGAAGGGGTTGGACAAAGCGTTCATTAGATAAGAAAGTGAAGTTGGTCAATACTGTCCCTTATATTGAAAGACTTCAGAACAATTATAGTAAACAAACAAAAGGGAAAGGAATCGTCAAACCTGCTGTAAGTAGAACTAGGGCAGGCAGACAAAGGAGTATAAGATAATATGAGTAATACGTTAGAAAAGATTGCAAATCA